GACATCATTGGTCGCAAGCTCATGGTAGGTGATGTGCTAGAACTGCCAAATCTAATAGACTACTATCCATTGGATGAAGGTGTTGGTGCCGCACTCAAACGGTTCTATGTCATACAAGAAGCTAGCCGCGCTGCGGAAGGATTCGCACAGACTTGGTGGCCACATCTATGGCGTGTCAAACTACAACCTCTGGTAGACAGCCAAGAATACAAAGACATACTCAATAACTTACCAGCCAGCAACGACGAAACAAATACCAATACTCTAGGTGAAGTTATCAGCACCTATAACAAGTATATTGAGATCAATGATGCTATCGTTGCTCGTGCAGAACAAGATGTGCCTAAGAGTGGTTATGATACCAGCACGTTCTATACTGAAAATGTTAACGCACATGGATTACCTGTTGATCCTGGTGCACTAGATGCCAGTGATATGTCACCTGATGCCAGCTCAAACGTAGCAGATGCCAGCGCACAGACATTGACGTCGGCAGTAAAAGTAGAAGGTTACCTAACAGGAGATGCACTACCACCAAATGGTGCTACAGTGGCCGCTGGTATCGCGTTTCCGGCTACCCCAGGACAAGGCGACTACTATCTACGTTTAGATTATATACCTAATAGACTGTTCCGATATGATGGACGCCGTTGGGTCAAAGTAGAGGATTCAGTGAGAACTAACCTAACACCGGGCACGGAAAATCAAACACAACTAAGTGGATTTATCAACGACACTAATCAGTTCATGAGTAACGGTGCAGCCTGGGACGCTATACGTATTTCAAGTTCATACGTTCCCCCAGCCAATGCTGCAACACTATCATTTACACTAGCTACCAAGACAGTGGTTGTTAAAGTTCCATACAATAACAAATATGGTGCTAGAACTAAACTAGACGGATTACCTATCACCAATACCATATCTAACAGCAGTGGTAACATAGCTGTTACTATCACTGGTCCATTGTATCCAAGAAAACTAAGAATAACATCAGCTACGGCCACGGGTGGTAATGCTACTATAAGATTCGCTAGCCAACCAACTACACCGTTTGTAGTAGGTCAAGATATATTGATAGCAGGTGTGACTAGTAACACGGCTTTCAATGGTAGTTATGTAGTAACTGCGGCTAATGCATCAAGTGCGAGTTACACCCTAGCTGGTAATCTAACTGGCGTAATATCAAGTGCTACCATAGCAGATGCAAGCCCATTGCCGATTGGTAGTGTATTAGAATATACGATTTATAGGAATGTAGAGAATGAACGTCAGAGCTTGAGCAAAGCCCTGCGTCCTTTAGCGGATAATTAAAGATGGCAGCCAATCAACAGTTCTTCTATGATGCACAAATTGAACGCTTCTTAGCACAGTTCATCCGCATGGTATCAGGATTCCAAGTAGAGTTTGGACAGGATCGAGAAGGCAATACTACTCTACAGCGTGTACCTGTTTACTATGGAGACAGCAGTCGCCAGGTACAGGCCATACTCAGCCAGAACACAGCTGGTAATATGTTACCCACAGTACCGGCTATGGCTGCGTGGATCAGTAACATTACCTATGATCGCGATCGTGTGCAGGATCCTGCTTTCATTGGCAAGATGCAGATCAGAGAACGCTATTACAATGAAGAAACCATGGAGTACGAGAATCGCCAAGGCAATGCCTTTAGCATAGAACGCCTGATGCCTGTGCCTTATACTATAGATTTAAAATTAGATATCTGGACATCTAATACCAAACAGAAGCTACAGCTATTAGAACAATTGATGGTCCTGTTTAACCCAGCATTGGAAATACAATCCACAGACAACTATATCGACTGGACCAGCTTGAGTGTGGTCTATCTCGAAAGTCCTACATGGACCAGCCGCAGCGTGCCGATTGGTACTGAAAATCCCATCGATGTGGCTACCTTGTCATTTAAATTGCCCGTGTGGATCAGTCCACCAGCTAAGATCAAGAAACTAGGAGTCATACAAAAGATCATCGCTAGCATACACGACAGCGATGGCAATCTCAGTGCTGATGTGATGAGTGAAGACAATCTACTAGGTCGTAGACAGTATTTTACTCCTCTCATGTATGGAGTATTGCTGATCGGTAATCAGTTGACCTTGCTCAAGGTCAGTGAATTAGAGCTACCGCGCGAACCTACCCTAGAAACCCCAACTAAAGTTGGCACTAAAGACATATGGCGTAGCTTGATCAGTGTCTATGGTGAACTACAAAATGGTATCAGCCAGATTCGACTCTTACAAGAAGATGGCCTCAATGAAGTCATTGGTACGGTTAGCTATCACCCCACAGATGACAGCCTATTGATTTTCAATGTTGACATAGATACCAAACCCTCTAATACCTTATTACCGATCGATGCTATCGTTGATCCTCGCAAAGATTCCGCTGTATCATTAGCGCAATCAGCAGTCAATGGCACACGCTATCTAATCTTAGATGATATCGGAAGTTTCGATAATGCTCCAGGAGATGGATCTCCAATTTGGACAGGTGTTAATGGTCTGCAATTAGTAGCTCATGCTAACGATATCATACTATATAATGGTACAAATTGGGCTGTTTCATTTGACAGCCAGACTGATCAGACCATACAATATGTAAGTAATCTCAATACAGGCACACAGTATAAGTGGGCAAATCAACAATGGGTAAAAAGCTACGAGGGCGAATACAAAGCAGGATCATGGACCCTAGTCATATAGAAGGTGTAGGTACTTTCATCTACTCCACGTCAACCCATAGATATCTTTTTTTATTAAGGAATACTGCCAAATATGCAGGTACTTGGGGACTTGCAGGTGGCAAGGTTGATGCCAATGAGCAGATACTTGAGTCTTTAACCCGTGAATTACAAGAAGAATTAGGTTATGAATTCCATGATGTCAAGGTCATTCCTATAGAAAAATTTACCAGTGATAACGGGCATTTTAGTTATCACACTTTCCTTATTCCTGTTGACGAAGAATTTGTTCCTGAATTAAATTATGAACATCGTGGATATTGTTGGGTTAGTCTAGAAGATCATCCTAAACCTCTGCACCCAGGTGTGTGGCGTACTATTAACTTTAAAAGTGTAGTTGAAAAGATAAAAACTTTAGAACGAGTCCTACTATAGATCGCACTCTAATACTAGATCTCTAAAACTGATCTGTCTGTGATTACTGCACCATTTTAGGCGTTCTGGAACTGTAGTTTTACCTAAGCGTGTTACCCATACAAAATCAACATCAGGATATGTATCAAATAAATGAGCTCGATTATTTGTGAGTTTTTCCTGTTCTATTAAAAACTCCCACTTGTCATCATACCCATTGGTTCCAGCATAAACATTATTGTTATGCCCTTCGAGATCATACCCATCAAAACCCAATAGATAAATTTTAGTGTGGCCATCAAAAGCAGCAATGTATGCAGCTGTAGTGCCTGCATCAGCATAGGGATCATAGGGTATTAGATAAAATTTGCCTGGGTGTTCTAGTAGGTGTATAGCATTAGTGTAAATAATATTATTATCGACATATTTACTATCCGCTATTTCTCCGACTATACCATTATTTCCTGTAGCTACTAGGAAATCAGGAGTAAAATCTCTGTATAAGGCATTACACCCATAGGTTTGTACAGTCTTAGCTCCTAGTAACCCTTGTGGTTTTTTCAGATTATTTAAATCAAAATCCAATCTACCTTGGCCGTTACCTATGACAACTGCACGATTTGAAATTTGATTGTTAGTGACCATATTGGGTATGGTTTCTGTGGTATCATGCCAAACGCGACCTTCGTGTTTGCGTTCAACGATAATGTCTTCGCCTGTATACCCTCTTCGATACTTCCTACTTAATTGAAGCATGATTTACCTTTAAACAATATATGTGGTCATTACTTTTACGTTGCTGATCGCAGTACCGTTATTTGGTATCAACCATAATGAGCAAGTACCACCACTAACGTTGGCAGCCAATGTGCCCATTGTATTGCCAGTATTAATAATACCATAAGTGGTAACCCAAGCATTCAATCCGTTGGTAGCGACCAATGACTCCATGGCCTGTACATTGCCGGTATCTTGTTTCATTGATATCACATACTTAGCCGTACTGTAACTATTAGCTGCGAAGCTGTCTAACAATGTTAGATTGGTGTTAGTGACCTGTGTTGGAGTTTGATTGTAAATAACTGTGCTACCAGCTAGAATATTGATATTACCACCGGTATCAATATTAATGCGATTTACAGATCCGCCGCTTGGGCCAGTGAATAGATTGAGTCCACTGTCATCAGCTAAGAACTGATTCGCTCCGTTACCGTTGGCAATCGAAGCAACTGTTGTTGTAGTAACTAGAATACGTGCATCGATCACATCACCTGGTGCTGGTGGTTCTGTGAACACCAATTGATCACCACTGACTGAGTAAGCCAATGTTGGGAATTGCATGACACCATTGATGCTGATAATAGTACTTGCAGTGGTGGCTGTGCCTTGAAGAGTAAATGTTGTATTAGTTCCGTCAACGTTACCAAAGCCGCCCGCAACATTACCTGAGAATTGGCGACCGCTGATAACTGTGAATGAACTACCAGTAACTTGCCAAGTTGTGCCATCATAGAATTCTAAGTTATTGATCGTGCTGTTGAAACGTATCATACCAGGTACGTCATAAGCTACATTACCAAATAAACTACTTGGTCTAGCACCTGTAGGACCAACTGGTACCATCATCGTTGTAGTGGTTCCAACTTTTAATGCTACACCAGGTTGGACCGTTGTATTACCACCACCAATTATTACAGATTCAGACGATGCACCCAGTGTTGTAGCAACATTAGCAAAAATAGCTACATTGCCTGATGTTGAGCTAAGGACTTGGAATGGATTAGTACTTCTTAAACTGTTAATTGTAGCGCCTTTGCCTACATACAAATCTTTAGCAATGCCCGCACCACCAACAACTGTGAATGCGCCGGTTTTTTCTGTTGTAGATTCTGTAGAGTATTGTACTCCAACATTTGAATTGCTAGCACTAACTCTGATACCAACGCTACTTGCTCCACCGGATGTTATAACAACATCAGTACTTCCAGATAGTACTAAGTTACCGGTAGTAAATGTGTAGCCGTCATTTGGTTTGATAGCTGGAGAAATTACAGTCGAGTTAAATCCGCTACTTGTAATACCAGTAATTATGTAATTTGATACATTAGATCCGTTATCGGCACTGGCAATAAATTCACTTCGGGAAAGTTGGTTTGTGCTGATATTTTGTATCGAAATTCTAGCAGCTGAGTTAGCATTAGCTGTGATCTGTACAGGATTTTCTGGGTATAGTACGTCACCTGCTACATCTAATCCGACAGTCAATGCTCCGCGACCACTATAAGCGGATCCTGTATTATCACCAGCAATATTTAAATTACCTCGAATACCAACACCACCCATGACTTTTAGCGCACCTGTAGCTGAGCTAGTGCTTGTAGTTATAGATTGTATGTTAGCATTACCTTGAAGTGTTGTCGTGCCATCAGTGTGGCCCATAGTAATGTTGGCTGCGCGAGCAAAGTTTAATGTCTGTGTTACTGTATTGTACAGTGCCTGTGTTGCTTGACTACCACCTACTGTTGGGTTGTTAATCAATACTGTACCAGTGGTAGCACCAATTTCTATGTCAGTACCTGCTTTGAATGCATCAACTGTAGTAGGTGTATTAAATACCAAAGCACTAGATTGAGCTGTATCTAAATACCTGTCATTGATAAAGATGTTGCCATCCACACCCAACCCACCAGATATAGTCAATGCACCATTGTTATATGCTGTCGATTTTCTAACTGATTGTACAGTTAAATTACCTTGTACTGTTGTAGTACCTGCATTAATACCTAGTGTGATATTTGCAGCACGACCAAAGTTAATTGTATCTGCTACGGTATTAAACAATGTTAGTGTTGTTTGTGATCCAACTATGGTTGGGTTGTTGATAGTAAATGTGCCAGTAGTAGCACCAATTTCTAAATCGGTCGCAGCTTTGAATGCATCCACTGTAGTTGGCGTCGTGGCAAATATATAATTACTTGCTGAAGTTTGTAACTGTGTGCCTGTGTGGAATATGTTACCACCAATACCAGCACCACCAGCTACTATCAGTGCACCAGTTGTTGCACTCGTGCTGTCTGTTGTGCGTGTTAATTCTAAGTTACCAGCTTTGATCGGGTCATAAACTGTGTTATTATCAAATACTACATGGCCACCACCTGGGACAGCAAGATTACTTGCAAAGGTCCAAGTATTGTTTTCTTGATTGCGGACCAAGGCTGTGTGTTGGAGGACATTTCCAGCTGTGGTCAGTCCATTACCAGTAAATGATGAGTAAATACCAATGTCGTAATTGTATGGGAATGTATAATCTGGTGCCAAGAACAGCAATGGATCTTGGACCGTGATAACGTTGGCTTGAACACCAATAATATTGGCCGCATACAAGTTACCACCAACATACAAGTCTTTGGAGACGCTGGCCCCACCTTGGATTCTCACCGCACCATCGCTAGTACTTGTGGCATTGGTTGAATTTGTAAATGTCGCGATACCACCAACAGCCAATGTGTTGTTTAATTGTGCCGCTCCGTTAATTTGTGTATAACCAGCAATGTTGGCTGTGCCACCAACACTGATACCACCTGTTGGGATTACGATAGCACCAATACCTGAATTTTGTTGCGTAGACCCTGCACTTGCATTGGCGTAGAATGTTCCACCTACGATCATTCCTGCGTTAACTGCTGCGCCACCTGCTACAGTCAATGCGGCCGATGTTGTAGTTGTTGCATCGCGTGTTGCATTTACGTTAGCGACACCTTGAATGAATGTTTCTGCTGTTCTGATAACTGTGTTACCAGTTGTAGCACCAATGGTAATTGTTGTGCCTGCTCCTGCTAGATTCAATGTGGTTACATTGGCATTGAATACATTGATACTAGTTTGATCCGTAACCATATTTGTTAGGTTAGGGAAGTTAATTACTTGATTTCTAATACTTGCTAACCCAGTCGTAGCACCTGCTGTGATCGTAGTGGCAGCACCTGCAAAGTTTAGTGTGGTTACATTAGCGTTTAAAAGACTTACTGTGCTTTGTGTTGCGGCAATAGTTGGATTATTAATTTGGAATATGCCACTTGTTGCACCTAAGTTAACTGTAGTGGCTGCACCCAACCCATTCAATACTGTTACGTTGGCATTTAACAGTGTAACTGTTGATTGTGTAGCATCAATAGTTGGATTATTAATTTGTAGTAGTCCACTATTCGCACCTAGTAATACCACTGTGCCGCTGCGGAATGCTGATATTGTGGCTGGTAAATTAAATAGATTTAATGTATCTTGACCATTGCCAACTGTGGTAGCATTTGGTAACCAGATATTAGCATTACGGACTGCTGCAATACCGCTGGTTCCGCCTACAGTTAGTGCTGTGGCATCACCAAAAGCATTGACTGTGGTAGCGGTCGTGTTTAATAAATTAAATGTTGTCTGACCTGTGGTTAATGCTGTACCGTATGGTAAACTCAATGTGGCATTACGGATAGTAGCAGTACCGACACTGGCACCCATGCTGATATTGGCAGCACTACCAAAATTAATCTGTGTGGCGCCTGTATCAAACAAGCTGACATTAGCTTGTGATGTTGTTACATACGGACCATTAAGAGCAACGTTACCAGCAAATGTAGCGCCATAGACGCCTGTCAAGGTTTGATCAATATTGCCGCGGATAGTTGCTGTGTATTGTGCTTCGATGTTACCTAGGTGTAAATTAGCGTAGTTACTAACAGCCACATTACCATAGGCTGTACCAGTTTCAGTTGTACCAATCAAGCGGAATTCTTGGAAATATTCGCTCCAAATCAGTGCGCGGTTTTGTAAGCTGCCTCGATTAAATATGAAGCCTTCATCGTAGGTGTTAGTACCAGCGAATCCGTTATTAAGAACAATTAATGGATCGTTAACGTAGGTGTTAGTAGAAGCTACCGTAGTATAGGCACTGGTACCTAGGACAAACAAGTTACCTGTGATTAAGAAGTCACCTGGTACGGTTACGTTACTGGAAAATAGACTACCTGTGATGGTCCCATCTGCGATCTTTTGGCTAGCAATAATGGTTTTGCTATAGATCTGATTATTTAAAATTCTGGTCAGTGCTGACATGGAATGCTCCGCAATAATATAATTTTTACACTATTTTCGAGCCTGCGGTTCCATATTCCCCTAGGGCGTGATGTGTGTTGTTAGTAGTATTTATACAGGATTGAAGAAAAATTAAGCTGATAAAGCCAGGATATTATCTGTAGTTATTTTGATATTTGATACATTATTGTTAGTGTCATAGACCATACCACCAACTGTGTTGTTTGGTAAGCTGGCTGGATTAGTATTCCAAACCTGTGTAGCGACTTCTGCAGCGGTAGGCACTGTGGCGCCTGTTGTGTTGTATGCGTAGGCTAAACTTGACACGCTAGCAGTCACACCACCACCGCTTTGTACACTGTAGGTACTAATAGATACGTTATCGTTATAAAGAACCCCAGTAACAGCTACCTGATGGCCTACCACTACTTGCCAATCATTGGTTAGAAAGTACAGATCACCAGCATATTGACCGCCACCTACAGGGTCACCACCTATACTGCGAATTGGTGGTAAGTAGGTAAGATTTTGTCTACGTTGTAGCCATCGTTTACTGGCGCTGTACATGTCTTGTTTGACACGCACGATAGCATACTGTGGATTAAGATAAATTTTGCGATGTTCGCCGTCAAAGGTCACACGTAACGGATCTTCAAGGTCTTCCCAAAATTGTATCAGGGTAGTCCACACGTTAACGTATCTCTTTCCAGAATTTAGTATAGTGTAGTCTTGGTGGATTAGCAGGATCAACCGGACCCAAGGCTTTAACCCCAAATACGAATACTGCTTTGTTTTCCTCTAGGACATCTGCTTGTCCGCCTAGGCCAAACGATTTTAGAAT